TGTATGTGGAAATTGATTCAACCGTATACTATAATCCTGCTCAAGTTGCTTCAAGTGTTAATTTAAGAAGTGATGTGATATCTGCATTGCAGTTGTACTCAACCAATGTTGAAATTAACAAATTCGGTGGTAGATTTAAGTATAGTAAAATAAATCAACTTATTGACCGTGTTGACAATGGTATTACATCAAACATTACAAAAGTGATTATTAGAAGAGATTTAAAAGCACTCTTAAATCAATTTGCACAGTATGAATTATGTTTTGGTAATCGTTTCAATATAAATCCTGCTGGATATAATATTAAGAGTACTGGATTTACAATAACTGGAGATACAAATATCGCTTATCTTACAGATGTTCCAAATAAAAATGCTGCAGGTAATTTGGATGGTAGCATGAAGGGTACAATTAGTGTTGTGACTCGAAATAACAAAAATCAAGAGGTTGTTTTAATTAAAGATGCTGGTGGAGTTGATTATATGAAAGGAGAAGTGCTACTTAATACCATCAATATTGCATCAACTGTTGCTCAAAATAATATTATTGAAATCCAAGCATACCCTGAGTCAAATGATGTTGTTGGATTAAAAGATTTATTTGTCAGTTTTAACGTATCAAATAGTACCATAAATACGGTGAAGGACGTAATTGCATCAGGAGAAGATGTTTCAGGTGTTGTATTCACAAGAGATTACTTTACCTCAAGTTACTCAAATGGAGTTTTAGAGAGGAAATAATTTATGTCACAATTTGACAAAAGAATAAAGGTCAATACTATTATTGAAAATCAATTGCCAGAATTTGTTTTGGCAGATTTTCCTAACGCTACAGAATTTTTTAAACAATATTATATCTCTCAAGAATTTCAGGGAGGTCCGTCTGATTTAATTAACAATTTAGATCAATACCTAAAAGTTGATAATCTTGTACCTGAAGTAGTGGTTGGTGTTACGAGTATAACCTCTGATATTACTTCTACAGACACAGTTATCTCAGTTCCAAGTACAAAAGGTTTTCCTGATGAATATGGACTTTTAAAAATAGATGATGAAATTATATCTTATACTGGTAAAACTTCATCATCTTTCACTGGATGTATTCGTGGTTTTAGTGGAATTACTGGATATAACGTTGGTGTTACTTCCTCACTACTTGAAGTTAACAAAGAAACTTTAACATTTGAAGATACTTTATCTGCAAGTCATACATCTGGCACATCTGTAACAAATTTATCAGTATTATTTGTAAAAGAATTCTATAAAAAGATGAAGAAGACCTTTTTACCAGGTCTTGATAATAATGATTTTACAGAAGATTTAGATGTTGGTAATTTTGTTAAATTTGCTCGTTCATTTTACCAATCTAAAGGTATAGAAGAATCGATCCGAATTTTATTTAAAGTATTATATGGTGTTGAGTCAACAATATTAGATTTAGAACAAAATCTTATTAAACCATCTTCCTCAGAATATATTCGTAGAGAAGAGATTGTAGCAGATTTAATCGGTTCTGGAGAACCAGTAAATTTAATAGGTCAAACAATATTTAAATCAGATGATTTGAATACAAGTGGTTCTGTTTCAGGAGTTGAACCTTTTACTCGTTTAGGTAAAACATATTATAAGATATCTCTATTTGTAGGATATAATGATAGAGATTTAATTGAAGGTGTATTCACTATTCCAGGTAAAACAATATCTCTTGATGGTGCACCAGTTAATTCATCAATTATATCAGTTGACTCAACTGTGGGATTTGGTACAACAGGAACTCTCATAAGTGGTCAAAATTCAATCACATATACATCAAAATCTATCAATCAATTCTTTGGTTGCTCTGGAATTGGTGTTGGTATTAACACAGCTGATGATATTCGTTCAAATGAAACTATTTTTGGTTATGAGAATGGAGATTTATCTAAAAAGATTGAATTTAGAATAACTGGTGTTTTATCCGATTTAATACCAACAAGTGATATAAATTTGGTGAGTGAAGGTGAAACTTTATTTGTTAAAAATATTGGAGAGAAGATATTCAACAATAATTCAAGTTATAAGGAAATTTTTGCAAATTCGTGGATTTATAATACAAGTTCAAGATTTCAAGTTGCAGGTCAAGGTCCATTCACTTTAAAAACTGATTTTGACAAGTCATCTATAAAAAATGGCGATTTGTTTGAGATATTAAAAAGAAATTCTCAAATTAAAGTCGCAACTTTCTTTGCACAGAACATAGATTATGCTGATAAATCTGTTGGAAATAGTGGCATATCATATATTGCTCCATTTACTGCATTAGATCCAAATGATAATTATGATATTCGTCGTGTTGTTGAAAAGGCATCAAGTACAGGTGTTCCAATAGATTCTGGCAATGAAACTATTATATCAGATGTTTTAAATGTTTATACAGATACTGATGTTGATGGATATGTTGCATCCAATTCATTACCAAGTTATGACATAGATGTTATAACATCTTTTGAGGAATTTGAGGGTGCAAATGATGCAACAAGATTTGATGGAGTCAATTCAAATAATTTATACAGTTTTATTAAATTAAATCCACAAGCTAATACAAAACTTAGTTTTATACAAGGTGATGCAGTTATATACAACGCAGAAAAAGAAAGCATAGTGGGTCTTAATTCTGGTAGAGTTTATTACGTTGATCCACAACCAGCACCTGCTGGACAAACAATTTCTAAAATAGCACTTTATAATTCTAGAAGTCAAATTGGTACTGCAAGTACTGTGCTAGTTGGTTTAGGTAGTGAAGCGACTGGAAAACATCAGTTTATTTTACAGAGACACGCTGACCGTAAGTTAAGTGCAAATCAAATTCTTAGAAAAATACCATTATCTCAAAATCTATTCATATCTTCAAAAAATGAAACTCCAACAAATGATATTGGTATTCTAATTGATGGAGTTCAAATTACATCACCTAGATCAGATGATAACATTTTCTTTGGTCCATTAGATGAAATTGAAGTTTTAAATGAAGGAAGTGAATATGATGTGGTTAATCCACCAACAATAACAATAGAATCAAGTTCTGGAACAACTGCTTTAGTTGAACCAATAGTTACTGGAAGTGTTGAAAAAATATTTGTAGATCCACAAGATTTTGATATAAGTGCAGTAACAAATATATCACTCACAGGTGGAAATGGAAATGGTTGCTCACTTGAACCAGTTTTAGGTGCAAGATTTAGAGATTTATCTTTTGATAGTAGAGATATATTTTTCGGTGGTGGTATTGATATTACCAATGAAACAATCACATTTAAAACAAAGCATAATTTAGAACAAGGACAGAAAATATTCTATAGAAATGAGGGTAATGCATCTCTAGGAATAGGAAGTGCTTATGATTCTAATAATACTATTGAAGGAACACTTGCAGACGGTGATCCATATTTTGTTAGAGTTGTTAACTCCTCAACAGTAAGATTATTTAATACAAAAGCAGATGCTCTATCAGGAATTGCTGGAATTAACACAATTGGTATATCAACAGATACTGGTGCTAGTGGTATTCATAAGTTTAGAACAGAACCTAAAAATACACTTCTATCTGTAAGAGTATTAAATGGTGGTTCTGGATATCAGCATCGAAAATTAAGAGTTGATCCAGCAGGAATTTCAACTTCATACAATACGATCAACTATAATAATCATGGTTTTTCACATGGTGATATAATTGAGTATTCCCCCACTGTTGGGTTGGGAACTTTAACACCTCAAGGAATACAAGGATTATCTACAACTTCTTCTTACTATGTTATAAAAGTTGATGATAATTCATTTAAATTATCAGATGCTGGTATAGGTGCTACTATAACAAGTAATTTTACAAGAGGTAAAGCAGTAGGACTAGGTTCAACTGGAACAGGATATCAAACATTCAAATATCCAGATATTAAAGTGAATGTTGAAGTTTCTTATGGATCAACAGTTACAGGCACAATTAACTTCACACCAATTGTTTTAGGTTCAATTACTGGAACGTATCTTTATGAAAAAGGAACAGATTATGGTTCAAATATATTAAACCTTCAAGTAAAACCAAGTGTAACTATTGAAAGTGGTAAAAATGCAGAGTTAAAACCAATAATTAACAATGGAAAAATTGAAGAGGTTGTTGTAGTTAATCAGGGATCAGGATATTCTTCATTACCTGAAATAGAAATTACTTCAACTGGTTCTGGAGCAGGTGCGATTGTGAGACCTGTGATTGTAAATGGAACTATTGATAGAACTATAGTTATAAATTCAGGCATCGGTTATGATCCATTAACAACTGAGGCTCGTGTTTTTACAAAAGGTAAAAATGGTTCATTAAGTGCCAGAGTAAGATCATTGACAGTTAATAGTGCTCAGAGATTTGGTGATTTTAATCTTACATCTAATAATAATTCTCTTTCTTTCTCTGTTCTGGGATACTCTCAATCCACTGCAGCTAGTTTAGAAGATACCTTTACTGTAGATGCAACAACTGGTGAATTTAAAGAGATAACACAACACTCACCAATTATTGGTTGGGCATTTGATGGTATTCCAATATATGGACCTTTTGGATATTCAGATCCTGATGATATAAACTCTGAAATAAAAATAATCGCATCTTCATATAAAAAAGATGTATCAAAAGTATTGAACAGACCATCTGGATTTGATGACGGATTTTTTGTTAACGATTATTTTTATGATGGTTCTGGTGATTTAGATATTCACAATGGTCGTTTTTGTAAAACTCCAGAATTTCCAAATGGAATATATGCTTATTTTGCAACAGTTGGATTATCTACTGGTGGATTTACAAATAATGGAAATTCAACAACAAACAAACTCGTTGGAGAATATCCATATTTTATAGGTAACACTTACAGATCTCCATTTATTCAAGATAATTATACATTAAATCAAGATTTTGACTTCAATAATTCTAACTTGATAAGGAATACTAAACCATATAATGTTGGAGAAAAATTTGCTGACAATGATTTCATTACTGAGTCAAATGAATACATACGTCAATCATCAACTATTGAGACAGTAACAAAAGGTAAGGTTGAAAATGTTGTAATTTTAGATGGAGGAAATGGTTATAAGGTTGGTGATTTAACTTCATTCAATCACGAAGATACAAACGGAACAGGATTTAGTGCAGAGGTTGATGAAATTGTAGGAATTGGAATATCAAACATTGAAACAACTCTATCAAGATTTAACAATGCGGTATTCACTTGGAATAGTGGTAGTGAAGTTCAGGTAAATTGTTTACCATTTCTTGAACTTAATGATCAAGACGCTGTATCGATATCTGGTTTATCCTCATCTATAACTTATCTAACCGACTCATTTAAGATTGGAGTAAGCACTGACACTGTTTCATTGGGTAAATCAATGACAGTCGGTAATGTTAATGGATTAGTTCAAGATATTTTTGTTAACAAAATACCCAACACAGTTTCTATAGGTGGTTCATTAAGAATTGG